AGAAGAAGCGAAAGTTGTATCGTGCTCGGGCGGAGAAGATAAAGGGTGAGTGGAAGGCGAACAAGGTGTCGCCGAACAATCTCGCCATTCATATCCTTTGGTAGAGCAGTAAGAATAGACAAATCGCAAATCATTACAACACAAATGAGAATCCAGCTGGGTGCTCATTTGTATTCTTTCATTAGACTATATATGCTGAATAAAGTCCTTCGCAGAATGCGAAGGGAGAACACGTTAGATTACTTTGACTTTATGGTGAAGATGACGAGTGCTTTACATCAGTCGGGCATCCAGTCCCTTGCGACGAGCACCGCCGCTGGAACCGACACCGCCCGAGTAGGCACCGCCACTCATACCATCGCCCAGACCCAGCTTCTTCTTGGCGAACGCCGTGCCGTGATGGAGGAGCTCCTTACCCGCAGCCATACCCGCCTCCTTCAAGAGTTCCAGAGCGGGACCCTTGACTTTGGAGAGGATGTTGCCGAGCGAAGACATTAGACCAGCACCGCCGACATAGCGTTGGAGCTCTTGGCGGGTCGCCGTCGGGGCGAGAGGAGCACCGATGATGTCTTGCTCACTGAGGACACCCTTGATGATGCGGGAGGAGCCACGAATGGACTCAAAGAACCCAGAGTTCGCCGTGATGACGAAGAGCTGGGGAGTCACGGCAACACCAGCGTTGTTCCACACTTGGAGGTTGAATTGGAGCGTGAAGTTGCCCACGAGCGAGGGTGCTTGACCAGTTTGTAGGGTGATGTCTTGCGAGGGTTTGAGGACGAGGATAGAGCCGACCGTCGGGATCTGATTGGTGAGGAAGGAAGTAGAAGCAGAACCCGCTTGGATTTGGGACACACCACGAGTGCCGACCGAAGAGGCGGGGGCACCAGGAGCAGCATTGCCCGTCGGCTGCTGACCTTGACCAGCCCACGCTTGACCGCTCCACGTCGCCCAGTCCATATCCAGACCATTCTTGACGGACATCGCATAGAGCTGCTCCGCCGTCTGGGAGGAGAGCAGACCCGAGAAGTTATCAAAGTTGACCGTGAGGGGATTGGCGGCGTTGGCTCCCGCTGGACCGAAGCGGGACTGGATCGGCATATACGAATCACCATACTTGCCGTCCGTTAGACCATTCTTCACATACACGATGAGCAGATCGGGGATCTGGGGCAGCGTGATGGTCTGCGACTGGATCTGGACACCCGTCTGGGGCTGAACCGCACCCGCCGAGTAGTTCGTGATGTAGCGAGGGAACTCCATATACGGCACCACTGACTTGGGCGGCAGAGGGACATCCAGAGACGGCGTGAGGAACTGGACGTTGACTACCGAGTTCGTGAACGTGCCCGCTGGCGGTGTGGCGTAAGAAACGGCACAAGACACAACGCCACTGCTGAGGTAGTTAGCCGCCGTATCAACCGACGTTGATGTGCCGAAACGCATACCGCTGAAACGGACGAGGCGAGCGGGTGATTGGAGATTCATAATCAGCTGGATGTTGTTGATGCCGAACAGACCCGTGTCCCACTCGTGAACATCGCTGAACGTGAAGGGCGAGAGGACAATCTTCTCCGTGCTCGTGAACTTCGTGAAGAAGGTGAAGGGACCCGCAACGGCAACGTTGGGCGTTAGACCCGTCGTCGCAGCGATACAAGGCAGTCCATTGATACAACGATAGATGCCCGTCGGCGTAGCGGCAGTGGGCTGGGCAACTTGGACACCCGCCGAGTTGTAGTAGGCGTTGTGGACGAGGGGAGTGCCCGACGCATCAACATAGCGAATGGTGGGGAACTGCCCGTTCTGGGGCTCGGCGTAGTCCAGTAGGGACGAGTAGCCAGCGTTGGGCGAGTTGGGGGCACCAAAGGCATCGTCATAGCACTGATACTTGTCCAGCATCGTCGGGCACGTGCGTTGGAGACGATTCTTCTTGTAGTCCGTGAGGCGTAGCACCTCCTTCAAGACATCTTGGGCGTTGATGACGCTCGTGGTGTCGTTGATGGTCGCAGTCGTCGTGGAGCACAGAGAGTTGAGCGGGAAAGCGGGTAGAGCCCAATCTACACCAGGAATCCATAGCGGCATACCAGCGTTGAGGAGCACGAAGTAGGAAGCCGCCGCTGCCGAGAAGGTGATGGTCTGTTGGAGGGAGCAAGTGGAAGTCCATTCCAGACCACGATCCACGAACACGTTCTCGCTGGGGACGTAGATGTTGTAGGTGTGCTGGGACGACGTCGCCGAGATGGCGTTGAACGGAGCGTTCGTCAGCGAGAGGGCACCCTTCTCAACGGCATAACGAGGGCGGGACTGGACAATACGGGAATCAAACACCGCCATCTTCTCAATGTCGGCACTCATCTTGGTTTATACTTCTATTCACAGAAAGTTTTGGAGGACACTCACGCTCCCCATTCCTCTGTCTTGGAAGGGAGGGTCTTCTTCTTGAACATCATCTTGAAACTGACGCTGGACAAGTTCGTCATCGCAATCGGGTAGAGCTGATTGTTGAGGCGGTTCTTCCAGAAGACTTGGACATCCACACCCGAGAGAGGCTGGTGGGATGCGAGGAAGTCGCTCAAACGATACTCGGCAGACGGCACATAGTAGATGAACGATTTCCAAGAGGCAGCTCCACTCGTCATCGGTAGGGCGAGATCCGTGATGATGCGGGTGAAGGCGGACTTGGCGGTCGCTTGGGCGTTTCCAATGTTGCCTTGCCCGATGATGACGGGTGCGGAGTTGGACTCGGGTTTCACGGGCATTAGAGCAGAGGCGAACACGATGGACGAGATGGGAGACCAGAGCGTATCCGTAGACTGCGTCTCTTGCTGGACAACCCAGTAGACCTTCTGCTGATTGAGGGTGGAGAGGGGCTCTTCAAACACATTGGACGCTCCGTAAGGGACATAGCCGAGAGCGGGTGTTGCTCCTTGTGGCGAGAGGCGGTAGTCGGCAACGTTCGTGTAGAACTTGTCGGGGACGAGCATCTCATACACATACCCAGCGGGAGCTGGCGTCCCATCACCGAACGGACCACCGACCAGCGAGGAATTGTTCCAGTAGTTAAAGGGCATTGACCCGAACAGATTGTATAAGTTCGTATTGAAGAAGAGCTTGAACTCGGGAACCGAAGAGAGAGTGTATTGTGCCGTGCCCGACGAGAAGGTTAGGAGACGCTGACCGAAGCCGTTGGAGTCAAAGTAGATAGAAAACTTCTGGGACGCTGGGTCATAGACAATCTGCGGGGCTTGGACGCCTCCGCCGATGCCGTTGAGGAAGTCCTTGAAGGTTGCGTAAGGAAACCCAGTGCCGCTGCCGAACGCTATGACCCACGCGTCATAGTAGGCGTAGTAGGTGTCGCACATCGCACAACCAGGAGTGAGACGAGGAGATGCGGCTGCTGCGAGTTGGAGATCGGCGGGGTCAAAGATGGCGGTGTTGATCTGGTCAATCCAGTTCTGGTAAGTGTAGACCCAGTAGTAATCGGTAGAGAGGTCTTGCGGTTGTCCCCTCTTGTCGCCGATAGGAGCCCAGTAAGGACTGCTCACGGGTGAGACCGCAATCGGCGGACCGAGACCCCAGTTCGTTGAGTCGCTGGGAGGAATTGTTGTAGAGGAGTTGGTGAGCTTCGCATAGTAAGCCGTGTTTGCGAAGAGGACATACGCTCCCGCTGGGTAGAGTGTTCCCGCCACCCACACATCCTTCGGCGTGGTTGCTTGGTAGAAAGGACCATTGTAAGTCGCATACCGCTGATCTGCTGCCGTCGTCGTGATCACATCCCCAGACGAATACTGCGTTCCAGCCGCCCACGTGCCCTTGAACTGCGTGTTCGCAAGGGTGATGGGAGGAGGAGACGTGATTGGGTTCTTGTTCTGCGGTTGATACTCAATGAAGCGGGTAGGAGGGTAAGCATTCACGATCGTTGATTGCGTAGCTGGGAGAGTAGGACCGAGCTGAATCCAGTAGATTGACCAGAAACGATTGATTGCGGGATTGGGGTTCCTTGTGTAGTCGGTTGGGCTATTACCTCCGTTGTTCGCCGTCTTACACTGGACATACTGAGTCACACCCGCTCCGTCCACATAGTATCGGTATTGCCCTACAACGCTCGGCGACTGCTGGACCCAAAGCGTAGCCGATGGCGGATTGATGTTCACCACTGACGTTTGGAGAGGGATAGACAAGCCGTAGGTCGTGAGGTTCACATTCGTCTGCCCCGTTCCCTCCCGAATGCTCGGGATGAAGAGCGGCAGATCCAAGTTGGCTCCGTTCATCGTGAAACGCACGATGGAGAAGTTGTAGTTGGAGATGTCCCGAATAATCGGGTAATCACGGGTCTCGTTGAACACGATGTTCGGGTCTTGGATCGCATCGCCCGTTGACGTCTGGTCGTCCGTCGTGTTATTCACAATATCGGCATTGTAATACACATAGTCGGGATCGTCATCAGTCCCACCTACGAACTGGACAGATGCGAGTTGGCGGTTCATTTATACTACTACCCCAGTTTTTCTTCTTACTTCTTCAACTTCATAAAGGTGAGACCCGATACGAAGTCGTCGGGCGATAGACCCGTCTTGTCTATGATGGCTTTGTATTGCGAGAGCGACTTGTTGCCGTAGAGCAGACGGGCAACACAATGCCGACCGCACGTATTAATATCTCCACGCTCCTTCTGGAAGGCGTGAGTATTGTAGTAGATGGGCAGACCACTCTTTCGCATCAGTTCCGTGAGGTAGGGTTGCGACTCATTCATCTGTTCCAGACGATCTTGGGGAATCTCGTCCAGCTGGTCTTCGGGCTTATCGCCGTAGGGGTCAAAGAACTCCACACCTCGCTTTGTGCGGAGCATACAACACCAATGCCCCGTGTGTTCGTCTTGCGTCAAGAAGAGGATGATACATCGCCCCTTTGAATCAAAGCACTCTTGAAGCGACCGCTTCTTTGCGAGGTCGGGATACGTCATCAGTGAAACGTTGCCTCCCAAGAGCTTGCGAATATCGGCATCGCTCAAAGGATAATCTCTCACTTCTTCTGCGTCGGTCATTATAAATGACCAAGAATATATGGGGCTCGCCGTTCTCTACTGACCAGAGGAAACCGAGAGAGCCAAAGGAGAAAGCCGAGCCAAAGGAGAAACCCAAGAAGGTTCCTCGTTTGACGCGTAGTGATGTTCGCTTATTATTAGATTGTTCCGCATCGGCGATCAATGAGACGCTGATTGCTTGGACGGAACGCTGGATGACTCAACTGATACAAGAGAGAGCTTTTCCTCCTCATCTTGTCCGCTCGGGAGCGTATCAATACTTACTTGACTTTCTCGGTGAGGGAGCAACAGAGGTGCTGAATACGATCCGCCGTGATCACTATGGCTGGGAAACCCAACCGAATGGAGGTGCTGGTGTAGGTGAGTTTGACTTCTTGATGGGTGTGCCGATGGTGGTGTGAACTCTTCCACATTGATGCCCACCCTCACTTCCCGCTCACAACATTGCGAGACGAAACGCCGTCCTATGAGGACAAGGCAAAGACGATAGATGCCGTAGAGAACCAAGATTGCCGTCGTTGATAAACCCGCCGACGCCAATGTGTTGATGTCCATTATCTATGTCGTAGGGCAAGAGTTTTAAGGATAGGCGGTGATAATCACCGCTCCCGTTGACCCATTTCCTCCCGCAAGAATATCAAATCCACCAACAATTACACTGCCTCCACCACCGCCAGAACCATACCCAATACCATTACTGCCCGCAGCACCACCACCACCATTACCGCCCCCAGCACCACCACCACCACCACCACCACCACGAGTCGCCGATGTTCCATCACCACCAGCACCACTTCCTATTCCAGCACCAGCACCGCCAATAGCATCAAACGCAGTGCTTCCATTCACATAAAATCCAGCACCCCCAGAACCACTTCCACTTCCCAACGCCACCGCTCCTCCTCCGCCGCCATATCCACCCGCACCGCCATTACCAGCACCAATACCAATAACTCCACTGCCCAACCCACCCTTCGCTACAATTGAGGTAAACCCTCCGTATGTAATCGTTGTATCTTCACCATCCGCACCCGCATTACCGACACCAGAGTTGCCGACACCCGCACCACCCGCACCGCCGTTGCCTACAAGAATATTGAATTGTGTTCCAGCTGGTATGTATAGCGTTGGTAATGATGATGAGCCAGGCGAAGCACCTCCACTACCATTCGTCGTGAAACACTCGTATCCACTACCCCCACCGCCACCGCCACACGTATTCCCGCCAACATTATAACCACCACTACCGCCACCACCGCCACCACCGATCATCCATATATCAACACGAACAATCTGTCCAGCAGTTCCAGGCACGGTGTATAAAGCAGTAGATCCGCCATATGTGAATGTCGTGATTTGACCACCGCCAGCGGGTCCCGTAGGTCCCGTAGCACCATTCGTTCCGTTCGTTCCCGCTGGTCCCGTCGGTCCCGTTGATCCCGTCGCTCCACTTCCAGCGGGTCCCGTAGCACCCGTCGCACCAGCCGATCCCGATACTCCCGTCGGTCCAGTCGCTCCACTTCCAGCGGGTCCAGTCGGTCCCGTCGCTCCACTTCCAGCGGGTCCCGTAGCACCCGTCGCTCCACTTCCAGCTGGTCCCGTAGCACCCGTCGCTCCACTTCCAGCGGGTCCCGTAGCACCCGTAGCACCAGCCGATCCATTCGCACCATTCGCTCCCGCTGGTCCCGTCGCACCCGTAGGTCCCGATGGTCCGCCAGAAGGTCCCGTAGGTCCCGTCGCACCTCCCGTTGTAGACCCCAGATTCGTCCAGTTTGCCGTATCGCTGGGAGGAGCAGTCGCACTCGGTCCTACTCGGTTCTTTGCTTGGAAGAGAACGGCACTCCCATCCACGACATAATCACCCGTGAAATAGGCGGTGTATTTGTTCCACAGAGCGTAGGACATTTATGTATCTCTCACATTAGATTTCACATCCTTCTCTCGTGTGATAGGACAACGAAAGCAGTTCCTATCAATTTGATGTAGATGATGTAGATGAAAAAGTAAACTTTTCTATTGGGGATTCTGGATTTTCTCGGCGACTTTTTTTAGGTTTTGGTCTACATCATCTACATCAAAATAATAGGATAAAATAAAATAGTCCTTTAAGCATAATGCTACGATTGATTACTCTATGGGCTGGTCTGTGGGGTGCGATTGCTACGCCGACTGCCCTTGTTTCGCCAACCCCTACCGATACGCCGACAAGGACGAGGAGTTTGAGTGTGAGTGCGACCGATACGCCGACGAGGACGAGATCGTGGAGCGGAACTGGACGTGGAAGTGGAACTGCGACAACGACCCAGACCCACACCCCAACGGCAACGGCAACGGCAACCCGAAGTAAAGCGTTGAGTGTGAGTGCGACCGATACGCCGACGGATACGCATACCATAACTGCGAGTCGCAGTAAGGGTATGAGTTTGACTCCAACCCAGTCTGGAACAATGACGAAACCTATAACCCAGTCCCAAACGGAAACTGGAACGGATACTCTAACACAAACGG